TTCCATGAACCAAAAACAATTTTACAAGACCAGGGCCTGGAGACGAGCCCGGGATGCGTATATAACTGAGCGCCTGGCTGTGGACGGAGGACTCTGTGAAGCCTGCGGCCAGGAGCCTGGAAAGATCGTGCACCACTACAAGGTGTGGCTTGACGACGTAAACTGCAACGACCCTGAGGTCAGCCTGAACCCGGACAATTTCAAGCTGGAATGCCAGACGTGCCACAATAAAGAAGTGGACCCACGGAAGGAAACACCGGGTCGGTGCGCATACGGTCCGAACGGTGAGATCATACGCAACACGGAGTGGTGAGCGACTGCCCCCCATACGTGAAAAATTTCAGACCCCCAGGGGACCGAGAGGGGCCCCACAATAAAACCCGTTACGCGTTTTTGTGTGGAATTTTTGGAAAGGAGGCCGCGCCGCGATGAAAATCGAAGTTATCCCGACAGACTCGCTGAAACCTTACGAGAATAATGCGAAAATTCACACCCCGGCGCAGGTCGCGCAGATCGCAGCCTCCATCCAGGAGCTCGGCAACAACGACCCGATCGAGGTGGATGAGAACAACATGGTCCTCGCCGGACATGGCCGACTGCTCGCGCTCAAGAGCCTGGGCAAGACCGAGGTGGAAGTGATACGCCACACCGGCATGACCGACGAGCAAAAGCGCGCATATATCCTCATTCATAACCAGCTGACGATGAACACCGGTTGGGACTACAACATCCTCGACGCGGAGCTCGCCAGGATCGACAGCATCGATATGGCCGCCTTTGACTTCGGCGCCATCGACGTCTCGGTCGACGACTTCGGCGAGAGCTTCAAGCTCAACGATTCCGACGCGCCGCTGGTCCGTACCATTTCCATGAGCCTCACCCCGGAGCAGTACCAAATCTGGACACAGGCCATCAAGTGGGCGCTGGACCACGGCGCCGTCGTCAATCCCAGCGACAAGACCAACATGGCATGCAACGCCATCGCGGCCATCGTGTCGCAATACCTGGAAGGGAGCGGCATGGCATGAAAATCGAACGTGTGAGGCTCGCGGATATCCGGCCTTATGAGAATAATGCCAAGCGGCACCCCCAGAGCCAGGTGGACCAAATCGCGGCGTCCATCCAGGAGCTCGGATATCGTGACCTGATCGCCGTCGACGAGAACGGCGTGATCATAGAGGGCCACGGCCGGTTCTTGGCCCTGCAGCAGCTCGGCGTCATGGACGCGGAGGTCATCCGCCTGGAGGGCTTGACCGACGAGCAAAAACGTGCATACATCCTGATCCACAATCAGCTGACGATGAACACGGGCTTTGATCCCGAGATTCTACGCCGGGAGATCGAGGCCATCACGACCATCGACCTGGCGACCTTCGACCTGGAGATCCCGGAGATAAAACCGGAGGAGGAACCGGAACCGGAGGAGCGGAAGGCAGGCCCGGAGCTGGAGAGCTTCGTCCTCACGTTGAGCGAGGAGCAATATCAGGAGCTCCAGGCAGCGGTGGAGATCGTCAAGGCTACGGTCCCGCAGCTGCACAGCTACGGCAACCCGAACAAACGAAACAATGGCATTTTTGAGGTGGTATATCAATGGGCAGAGCAAAAGAAGTTATTGTGAAGGTGATCCCCAGCAAGCTCGCAAACGAGTTTATCCGGAAGCACCATTACAGCGGCAAGGTCGTCAACAATAGCTGCCTGCACTTTGGCGCCTTCCTCGACGGCGGGCTCCACGGCGTGATGAGCTACGGCCCGAGCCTTGACAAAAAGAAAATCCAGGGCCTCGTCGAAGGGACCGGCTGGAACGAGTTTCTGAAGCTCAACCGGATGGCCTTTGACGAATACCTCCCGCGCAACAGCGAGAGCCGGTGCATCGCGTACAGCATAAAGCTCATCAAGAAGAACGCACCGCACGTCAAGTGGATCATCAGCTTCGCGGACGGGTGCAGCTGCGGCGACGGCACCATCTACCGGGCGTCCAATTTCGTCCTGACGATGATCAAGCCCAATGAGGGCCTGCTCCAGATGCCGGACGGCTCCGTCCTCCACCAGCTCACGGTCCAGAGCCAGCCGATGGCACCGCGCCCGGAGCTTGGCGGCAAAAGCCTATTCGAGCTCACCGGCGGGACCTACTCAATCAAGGAGTACTGCAAAGCGACTGGCGCCGTCCCGAAGCCAGGCTTTCAGCTCCGGTATATCTACTTTATCGACCCGGCGTGCCGGGAGAAGCTGACCGTGCCGATTATCCCGTTCGACAAGATCGACGAGCTCGGCGCTGGTATGTACAAGGGAGAACAGGTCGCGCGCCAAGACCGCCGGCCTGACTAAATACTCCAGGCCCCGGGGCTTATTCCTTTCACCCGGGGTCTTTATGCGGGCATAGCTCAGAGGCAGAGCGCCCCACTTCCCGTGGGGAGGCGGCGGTTCGATTCCGACCTGCCCGCTCCAATTCGCGGACGTAGCTCAACGGCAGAGCGCCCACCTTCCCGGTGGGAGGCGGCGGTTCGACACCGACCCGTCCGCTCCAAACAGAGACCAACAGGAGGCGAACAATGGGACGTCAAATCGACCTGAATGAACAGGCCCAAAGAATACTGGAGATCGCCGCCGAACACGGCGTCGAACAGAATTTCTTTTTTATTACCACCTTCAAACGTTACCAGGTGCAGATCAAGCTCCTCGCCGACCTGGAAAAGACCATACAAAAAGAGGGCAACATCGTTACAAAGGAATATGTCAAGGGCCGCGGGAACGTCTACACCCACCCGGCGATCGCCGAGTATAACCGAACGTCCACCGCAGCCAACCAGACGGTGCAGACCCTCATGAAAATTGTGCTGAAAATGCGCAATGACGATGACGGCCCCGGCACCGACGGCGGAGGCGGCACCGGCGACGAACTCATGGACTTCCTGAGAGGCCGGAGGAGCTAATGGCCAGCAAGCCCGAGAATTACATCAGGGCATACCACAAGCAAATCAAGTCGGGCAAAGTGACCGTCGGGAAATGGGTCATGCTCATATATGAATATTTAGTGAACGGACTGCGCAAGCGGTCTTTTTACTATGACGCGGAAAAGACCCAGCTCGCCATTGATTTTATCGAGCGCTTCTGCCACCACAGCGAGGGCCGCTCGGACCTATTGAAGCTGGAGCTCTGGCAGAAGGCGTGCATCGCCGCCATCTTTGGCATCGTCGACCGCAAGGGTGTCCGAATATTCCGTGAGGTTTTCCTGGTCGTGGCCAGAAAGAACGGAAAGACGCTCTTTGCTTCGGCGATCATAGCTTACGTGAAATTCCTCGATGGCGAATATGGTGCAAAGATATTCTGCCTCGCCCCGAAGCTGGAGCAGGCCGAGAAAGTATATGACGGCTTCTATCAAATGCTCGAAAAAGAGCCAGCGCTCAAGAGATACACCCGGAAGCGCCGGTCGGATATCTACATGCCGACCACCAACAGCAGCACCAAGCCCCTCGCCTTCAACGCAAAAAAGAGTGACGGTTTCAACCCGCACCTGACCATCTGCGACGAGATCGCGAGCTGGCCCGCAGCCGCAGGCCGGAAACAATACGACGTCATGAAGTCCGCGCTCGGCGCCAGAACGCAGCCGCTGATCATAAGCATTTCAACGGCCGGCTATGAGAACGATGGACCCTATGACGACCTGATGCTCCGCTCGACCGCCTTTCTCCTCGGCAACAGCGACGAGAAGCGCCTGCTCCCGATCCTATACATCATCGACGACACGTCGAAGTGGGACGACCTCGAGGAGCTCAAGAAAAGCAACCCGAACATGGGCGTCAGCGTTGCCCCGGACTACTACAAAGAGGAGATCGCCATCGCCCGGCTGAACCTCAGCAAACGGGCCGAGTTTTTGACCAAGTACTGCAACATTAAGCAGAACAGCACCCAGGCGTGGATTCCCTACGACATCGTCGACGAGGTCACAAAGGAGACTTACAGCCTGGAGGACTTCCGGAGCAGCTACTGCGTCGGCGGCATAGACCTCTCGCAGACGACGGACCTCACGGCCTGCTGCGTCGTGATCGAGAAGGAGGGCCGGCTCTACACCTTCTGCCAATTCTTCATGCCGGAGAATAAGATCGACGAGCTCCAGCAACGGGAGGGCGTCCCTTACCGGCTATACGTCAGCCAGGGCCTTATCAAGCCCAGCGGCGAGAACCACGTCAATTATCAAGACTGCTTCGAGTGGTTCCGGTGGCTGGTGGAGGAGTACGAAATCCTGCCGCTCCAGGTCGGCTATGACCGTTACTCCGCCCAGTATCTTATCCAGCAGATGGATCAATACGGCTTCCACATGGACGACGTATATCAGGGCGAGAACCTGACGCCGGTCATTCACGAATGCGACGGACTGCTCCGCGACCAGACGCTCCAGCTCGGGGCCAATAACGTGCTCAAGGCCCACTTCCTGAACGTCGGCATGAAGCAGAACGAGGAGACGAGAAAAATCCGCCCGGTCAAGATAGACCCGCGGTGCCACATCGACGGCTTTGTCGCCGTCATAGACGCCCTGACGGTCCGCCAGAAATGGTTTGACCAGATCGGCGAGCAGCTAAAGAACACCTAACAAGGAGAAAAACATGGGAGTTTTTGAAAAAATATTCAAGCGACCCCGACTGCAAAAGCAGGTCACTGGCTATTTCCAGATGCTCGATGGGTACACGCCGATCTTCACCGACTACGACGGCGGCGTCTACGAGATGGAGCTGACCCGCTCCTGCATTCACACCTTCGCAAACCACTGCAGCAAGCTCCTCCCCACGGTGAGCGGCCCTGACAGCAAGGGGGTCCAGACCATTCTGGACGGCAAGCCCAACCCCTTTATGACGGTGGCTCAATTCGTTTACAAGGTGGCGACGCTATACGATGCCAAGAACACCTGCTTTATCGCCCCGGTGCTTGACGAATTCGACCGGCTGGTCGGATTTTATCCCGTCAACCCCCAGCAGACCGAGGTCGTGGACGTCGGAGGCGAACCCTGGCTCCGGTACACTTTCCGGAACGGGAAGAAAGCAGCCATCGAGCTGTCTCGATGCGGCGTGGTCAGCAAGTATCTCTATAGCAGCGACATCAAGGGCGAGGACAACCGAGCGCTGAACCCGACCCTCCAGCTCCTGAGCACCCAGAACCAGGGCATCGAGGAAGGCATCAAGAACAGCGCGAGCTTCCGCTTCATGGCCACGGTCTCCAACTTCTCCAAGGGGAAGGACCTGGCCGCTGAGCGCAAAAACTGGGTGAAGGAAAACCTCGGCCCCGACGCCAGCGGGCTGGCCCTTTTCCCGAACACCTACACCAACGTGCAGCAAATCCAGTCCACGCCCAAAATCGTGGACCCGGAGCAGATGAAGCTGATCGAGACCCGCGTCCTCAACTACTTCGGATGCAACGAGAAAATCCTGCAGAACCAGGCCACCGGCGACGATTGGTCGGCATACTACGAGGGCAAGATTGAGCCCTTCGCCCTCCAGCTTTCCCTGGCGATGACCTGCATGGTTTACAGCCAGAACGAGCGCACCCGCGGGAACGGCGTGATCTGGAGCTCCAACCGCCTCCAGTACATGACGAACAACGAGAAGCTGCAGGTCAGCTCCCAGATGTTCGACCGCGGCATCCTGAGCACCAACGACGTCATGGACATTTGGAACCTTCCTCACGTCGAGGGAGGCGACAAGCGTTATATCCGCAAAGAGTACACCGAAATCAGTCAGCTGGACCAGGTGGCCGAGCTCCAGAAGCAACTGTCGGATGCGCAGAACCAGCTGAACGCAACGAAAAAGCCCCCGGAGGAACCGGAGGAGGAAAAGGAGGACACCGATGGCGACCCCGAATGACAAGATCAAATTCAAGGACCAGGCGCAGGCGCGCGTCGTTCTGCTCAACCCCGTGACGGAAGGCCAGAAGCGCTTCGACACGGAGAAATATGTCGAGGGCTATGCGGCCAAGTACGACAAGTATCTTCTGTGGGACGACGGCGACTGGGGCAAGACCTATGAGCGATTCGCTCCCGGGTGCTTC